GTGGAAAGAGACGACAGAGAAGGACGCTCTCATTGGTGTCGGCATGACTGGCATTGGATCAGGCGCAGTGCTAGAACTTGATCTTGAGGAAGCGACTGACGCTGTGCTGGAAGAGAATGCTCGGGTGGCTAAGAAGTTGGGTATCAATGAGGCTGCACGGACAACGACTATCAAGCCGTCAGGCACCAGCAGTCTCGTACTAGGCACCAGCAGCGGTATCCACGCTTGGCACAATGACTTCTATATCCGCCGTATGCGAGTAGGTAAGGATGAGGCGATTTATGCTTACCTCAAGGATAACCACCCTGAGTTGGTAGAGGATGAGTATTTCCGCCCAGAGGATCAGGCGGTGATCGAGATTCCACAGGCTGCGCCAGAGGGTGCTATCCTGCGCCACGAGTCTCCTCTGGAGTTGCTGGAGCGTACCAGCCGGTTTAATCGTGAGTGGGTGCGTCGTGGGCACCGAGACGGACAGAACAGCCATAACGTGTCTGTCACTGTCTCTGTCAAGGAAGACGAGTGGGAAAACGTCGGTGAGTGGATGTGGAAGAACCGCAATCACTTCAACGGTATCTCTGTGCTACCTTACATGGGCGGTACTTACAAGCAGGCACCGTTTGAGGACATCACACAGGAGCAGTATGAAATCATGGAGTCTGCCCTTACCTCGATTGACTTGACACAAGTGCGAGAGGAAGAGGACAATACAGACTTAGGTGGAGAGGTTGCCTGCGGCCCAGCGGGTTGTGAAGTGACGTAGCAATGAGAAAGGCTTGGGAGATATGGGCCAAGGCAATAGGCACCAAGGCATACTCCGATAGCCGCAAAGCAGATGTGGTGGCTCTGATCCGCACAGCGTGGGTCATCCTCCACATTCTCACTTGCCTCGCTATCATAACGAACGCTATTGCCAACCACGGGATAAGAGGTTTGATTGGACTATGAAGATTATTGATAAAGGCAAGGTAAAGTCAGAGGCTCTGACAAACAGATGGGCTAGGCTCTTTGTGTTTGGTAAAGACGAAGAAGAGCGGGCCTTGGTAGAGATGAGCTACGAAAAAAACGCCTGCCCCGGACTTTGCTTTAGAGCGCAACTTGGTGGCGATGTGTTTGCAGAGATTAGCGCTTGTGCAGGCAAGCACAGTGTTGCACTAAGCATTTGGAGCGTATAAATGTCGATAGCTAAGTTGGTGAGTTACACCCAGCCAAGCGATGATCTCGCTAAAGAGTTTGCCACGACACCTGACTTTCAGGACTTGGTGGCTTACTGCGCTAGGGTATCAAACCCGAACAATCAGATGAATCAGGAGACGGCAGAGAAGCTAGTCCGTTTCCTTGCTAGGAACGCCCACTGGTCTCCTATGGAGATGGTCAACGCAGTGATCGAGGTCAACACAACCCGAGACATTGCACACCAGATTGTGAGGCATCGCAGTTTTGCTTTTCAGGAGTTCAGCCAGCGGTATGCAGACCCTACTAAAGATTTGTCGTTTGCTCTAAGAGAGGCAAGATTGCAGGACACCAAGAACCGCCAAAACTCTATAGAGTTAGGTCCGGATGGAGTGGGTCTGTCTGAACAGTGGTATCAACAGCAACGTAAGGTCAAGGACGCTGCCATCGACGCCTACAAGTGGGCCATAGAGAACGGCATCGCCAAGGAACAGGCTCGCGCTGTACTGCCAGAGGGGATGACAGAATCTAGGCTTTACATGAACGGCACACTGCGCTCTTGGATTCACTACATTCAGCTACGCTCTGGCAACGGCACACAGAAAGAACACCAGCAGGTTGCAATGGCCTGTGCAGAAGTGGTAGCATCTATCTTCCCCATGATCTGGGAGTACACCAATGTCTAAACTACACACGGATGACAGCTTTATGTACGAAAACAAACTACTAGATGATTACGAGACACCGCAGACAGAGAGCATTACCATGACTGATCCTTTAGTTAATCGTATTACTTGGCAAAGTGGGCCGCCTGTGAGCAGTAACCCTGTGCATAGCCCGAGCCACTACGGCGCTGGGGATATTGAGTGCATCGACGCTATCAAGGCTTCTATGACCTCGGAGGCTTTCAAGGGCTATCTAAAAGGTAACACGGAAAAATACATCTGGCGCTACAGCTACAAGAATGGCATAGAGGATTTAGAGAAAGCCAAGGTCTACTTGAACTGGCTTATTGAAGCGGAGAAAGACGATGCGGTTTGATTTCTTTTCTGTCCTGACACTGATCTTTGTCTGGGCTAAGTTAGTGGGCCACATTAACTGGTCTTGGTGGCTTGTACTGTCGCCTATGATTGTGATGCTTACCTTTGTGGCAGGGAGCGTCGCTCTTGCTGCCTACCTGAAGATTAAGCGAGGCAATCTATGATTACAGATAAGATCATTGAGCGTGTAAAGCGGTTTGAAGGCTTCGAGGATAAGCCCTATAAGGATACCGTTGGTAAGACCACTATCGGGTACGGTCGTAACCTAGAGTCTAACCCGCTAACTCTGTCAGAGCTGCAAGTGTTGCTTAACCGCGTCAATTGGAAGAGCAAGAAGGATGCAGAGGACTGGGCGGAGATGCTGCTAAAGCATGACCTACAGAACCACGTTAAAGAGTTAAAGTATAACTTCAATCTGGCAGAGCAGCCAGAGAATGTGCGGGTTGTGCTGATTGACATGGCTTACAACGTCGGTGTCCCGCGCTTAGGGTTATTCATCGGAATGATCCACGCTATTAAGAACAAAGACTACACAGAGGCTGCCACGGAATTGCTGGACTCTCGCTATGCAGAGCAGGTAAAGAGTAGGGCTGTCAGTAACGCTAAGATGCTGGCGCAATCTGACTTCAACGAGGCGTTGGAGCGACTAGAAAAGAAAAACCCCCGACGATACAAGATCATCGAGGGCTATCTGTAGCCAAAAAGAAGCCCGCCAGAAGCGGGCTAAGACCGGGGGTTATTATATGGGGCGGCTAATTACCGCCCTTCTTTTTATTTCTTCTTGCCTAGTTTAACCCTACGATCAATCAAACTCTGAGGGATTTTCTTGCCCTCCTTGTACAGCCTAGAAATACGCTTGGTTACCTGAGCAAGTTGAGCACGGCGTGAGCCAGTGATTCCGCTGAGATACTTCTTAGGCAAACCAGTCTTTCTGTCTTTTGGTACGCGTCGCCTAGCCATGACCTAACTCTTCTTACGCAGGTCAGTGTCGTGCTTGTTAGTGCCCCGAAGAAAGCTGTTGACTCGACCCATGGCCCAAGCTGCCATAGAAACTCCGGGCCGAGACCCTGACTGGAGGTATGCGCCTTGTCCACGCTCGTATACTTTCTTCAGAGTAGTCAAGCTGTACTTGCTAGACTTCTTTGCCTTATCTCGCAGACTCTTTTCTGCATTCTTAGGGATAGCCATAAATGAAATCCTTATCGGTAAGCTAGAAATCCAAAGGCCCGCACTGCGGCGTAGATCGGATAGCGACGCCAGCTAGGCACTCCCTCATCTTTCATAGCCTCTAGGAAGATAGCATCTGCTTGTGATCTGTCGTGCTTGTTATGATACAGCCAGTCGTGGATGACTGCTGACTTCGTTGCTCTACCCTTGAGCCAAGCATAAGCAAAAGGGATGCGCGGTACAGAATCGAGGTCAGTGCTATATCCCGCTGGCACCTCTACTGTGTACCCGTCCTCTGTGGTGTACCTGAAGTCCTTGGTAGTAACCCACCGCTTAGTCTTGTTGTTGTACTTTAAGTGCAGGCTTCCGCTGAACATCAGATATTCCCCTCGGCGTACATATTAGCGGCTTCCTTGGCCCACTCAAGGACAGAGCGAACCACCAGCTTCTCATCTTCAGCTAAGACGCCCTCACCTACACGATCCTCAAGTTTACTCTCCACAGAGAAGATGAGGCTGTCTAACAGCAGACGCTCATAGGCATCCATGTCGTTCCAGTTGATCTGGCTACGAACCTCACTCGACAATGTCGATACTGTAGCGGATGTCGAGTTGTCCATCTGGTCTAAGATAAAATTTACAACAACGATGACCTCCTTGGCACGCTCTACCCGACGCTGTAGAGGCTCTACCTGCTCAACAAAGGCTAGAGTACCTGATTTGACAGCGAGGCTTGCCGTAGCGGGGTTGTCTTTAGCGTACTGTACTGCTGCACAACCAGACAGAAGGGTTAGGGCTAGAATGCTCGCTATAACTTTTTTCATCTGTCCACCTTGCTGTTAAGGATTTCAAAGATTTGCCGCAGCATGGACTTGACTTCAGCCATATCATCACGGTAATCATCACGACGCACATAGGTCTCAGATGCGTGGCGCTCAAGCTCTGCCATGTCTGACTGTAGACGCTTAATGCTGTCCCACATTACGCGCATAAACCAGCCCACTAGGACAAGCACAAAGCCCATAATGATGTTGATGATTAAAGCTGGTTCCATTGCTTTATCCTTTGCTGCTGAACAGTCGGTCTAGGACTGCTTGTTTCTGATCGTCTGTGTATTCAGGCCACTTGAGGATTTCATCAATAGTGCGGCCACAGCCCTCGCAGACAAAATCACTGTCTAAGCGGCAGATGTCGACGCAAGGCGAAGGCACTGCCGAGCCGGAGGGACTGAGGCTGTCTTCCTGCTCCATCGGTGGACTGACAAAGCCGTTAGGCATAGCGATCTTGTCCATCATCGACTGATAGAGAAGATTTCATCAAGCTGCTCTTCGGTGTAGCCTAACTCATCAGCAAGGGCTAGCAGGTCTTTATTGGTACGCTTAAACTCAAGCGCATCTTCCCAAAGAATAACGGCCCGAGGATCAGCAGAAGGATCAACCATTGCTTCCTTTACATTGTCAAGTTCGTTACGCTCTAGCAGGGCCAACTTGAACTCTGCTCGGCTAAGAGATCCAGACTCTCTGGCCTTTTGCAACTGGTCAGACTCGTATGCGCTCCGCCAATCATTGTACGATTGTAAGAGACTGGAGTGTTCTTCCTTCGTGATCTCCTCCATAGCATCGGTCGGCACCTCTGCGCCATCTGGAAGTGTCCCAATGATAAGACTAGGCCGCTGGCGACGATCTACAGCATCAACTGTCAGATCATCTGATGGCAGTGCTGGGCCGTGGCGGAGATTGTGTTTATTTGCCGGACGACCATCCTTGGCATCGACGTAATAACCTTTAACGTATTTCATACTAAGCCCTTTTTACATACTCAAGTGTACCGTTGAAAGCAGCACCGCTGTTGATCGCTATCTGCTTTCTAAGTTTGTAAGTGTCAGCGTGCCTGCATAGAGACAAGTAACTATTTATTCTTTCTTTCCACTTGTCAAAGTCATCATTCTTTTGCTTTGACTTGCTTACACAAAGCATTGCATTTGTTGACCTTCTCCTTACATACTTCCTGTAAGGCTTGACAACATAGCCACAAAAGTTCACACCCTTATCTAATGTGTTTCTAGATGTCTTGTTAGGGTGAAACTCTATTTTTAGATCGTGCTCGACAAAATCGCACATCTTTGAAAAGCAATCATTTAGATAATTCATATCAGTGCTTATCAAAAATAAGTCGTCAACGTACCTACCGTATCTTTTTGCCTTTAGTCCGTGTTTTACGTACTTGTCTAACTCATTAAGGTAGATGTTAGCAAAGAACTGACTTGACAGGTTACCTATAGGCAGCCCTTTGTCTTCTGATGCCCCTAATTGTTTATGCTTAGGCACAAGATCAAACTTCTCTTTAGAGCAGTTAAGTATAGGGTCTTTTGTTGCATCGTGGAAAAGGATGTATCTTAGAAGATCAAGAGTCTCTTCAAGTAACGGATGCCTGCTTATTATTGAAAAGAGAATGTTTTTATCAATAGACACAAAGAAGTTTTTTAGGTCTGCTTGAAGAAAATACGCCTTGTGCTGCCAATTCTGTGTTGCAGACCTCATAAACTTTTCAAGTCTGCTGGCGCCGTATAGGTTTCCTCTTCCGGGTATACAAGCATAACTGTCGTTAATAAACCTTCTGTGGAAGTAATCAGAGACTCTGTTGTAAAGGACGTGGTGGACAACTCTGTCTCTAAACTGTGCAGCCCAGACCTCTCTGCATTTAGGATAAGTGATTACAAAGACTATTGACCTGCCTATCCTATAGTCTCCTGAGTTAAGTTCGTTAGTAAGCCTAATCAGGTTCCTTTCCATGTTGATCTCAAAATCTATCTGACTTTGAGAATTTCTTTTGTTCTGCCTACAGTCATAATAGGCTTGGAAAACTTCTTCAGCCGTAAACATTTTGGCTATCTCCAAACCGCGCGGACACGGTTTGTATTGTCCTTATTGTTGTTGTTCTGGTTCCCATTGTTGAAGTTCTGGTTCCAACTGTTACTGGCGTCGTACTCCGTAGACGACCAGTAGTTGTTGTCGGTAAGTTTAGCTGCCTACTCACACGACGCCCCGCAGAGTGTTCCACGGAGAATCTGATAACCCTTTCGCTGAATTCTACAGCGGAGGCAGTCCGAGATCGCCGGTTCTCTCTATGCAGCCGTGGCCCCATAAAATCTGACCTAATGTTCACTTCGCGCTCTTAGCCCATCCTTGCGCCTGTTTTCCAATTTGGTCTGTCATCTCTATAAGGTTGCCGTGTTTAGACTTACTGATAAGTTGCATGTCAACGCACAACCTTAGCATCATCTCTACCGTCTGGACTTTCTCCAAAATAATGTGCGTATACTCTTTCCTCCTATCCTTTGAAAAATTTGCCCTGTAAACATAGACAATTATGTCTACAGTCTCTTGTCTCAAATTCTCTCCTAGAGTTGGTTTTAAGTCTCTAGGAAAGTTCCTAGTATTCTGAGTTATCCTCTTGAGTAATTCATAAGTTACTCTGTATATTGGAAGATTATCAGTTCTCATGTTAAAGGTCTGAAGGCTAAAGGATTAAACGGCGATGCGCCGAACCGCGCGGACACGGAACGCAATGTCCTTATCGCTGAAGTTCTGGAACCCATTGCCGAAGGCCTGGAACCAACTGAGACTGGCGTCGTACTCCGTAGACGACCAGTAGCCGCTGTCGGTAAGGTAATCGGCGCCACCGTCTTGGAAGCTAGTAACAGTGGTCTGAGACGGATCAGTTGTCGTATACCCGGGGTAGTTTGGGTCGGAACTATTATTGGTGCCGTGAGTTGCACCGTCCGCACCAAACTCTGATCCAGAGGCACGTGTTCCGTCATTATTGTCCTGTGTGGTTGGTTTGAAATGACGGTACACTAACTCTAATTCATCACGAGCGGGCAAGTACCAGTCATTATAGCCATTGTAATTTGTGTCGTTTAGTGTTGTCTGAATCCACTCAAAAGCCGGGAAATCAGATAACGTCTCGTTATTAACGATGTAATCCATTACGGATTTGCCGTCAGAGAGCGTCTGCGCCTGACTTAGACCGCTATTACTAGTACGCCACTGCTTACTGCCAGCGCCAGTACGGTCTGTATCACCGTCTCCGTCAGAGACAATGATTGCGTATGTTTGGCTGTCCACATCTGAAACAACAACTCCTGCTAGAAATCCACCATCTGTAGGAGCGCCTATATTAGCTGGGTCAGTATAATCAAAAAATACATCAGAAGTCGTAAATGTGATCTCAGGTGAATACGCAGAGAATCCATAGGTACTGCCTTTGTGGCGCACCTTTACTGTGTAGTTTTCTTCGCCTTCATCAAGCACTCCAGCAGGTACTTCAATGCTTTCAAGATTACTTGTATCC